AGCCGCTACTTGTTCAGACAATAAAGCTGTTAATTCAGCTTCAGCATCAATGTTATGGAATGCACTAACATCTTGTGCTAGTTCAGGAGACCAAGTTGCTCTCAACTTTCTCTCCGTTACAGAAACAACAACTTCATCAAGTTCGAAAGATACTTCTCCCATTTCAGTTGCGTATTCTAGAGATGCGTATGTCATCCAAGCTGCAGTCATACCAGTAACAGCACCACTATCAGCCCCAATATAACCATCAAAAGTACTAGCACTACAACTAACACACGCTGGGTGTGTAATATCAGCCTCTATTAATAGACAACCATCTGGTTCACAAATGTTACCAGCGTAATCAACAATACCTCGTCCGTATTTTTGAGCCACTAACCTAAAAGGTATAGACGCATTAGCCGCAATAATTGTATCAGCATTAGAATCTACTATTGCAGTTCCACCATTTGTAAGTGTTAATGATGCTAAGAAAGTCTCAGTATCCATTTCATTACCATCTGGTCCAGTTAATCTACCAGCACCTGCGTCGGTAAATCCTGTAAGACACATTGTAAGATGTCTAATTGACCCATCAGCCGAAGCTGGTTGAGTAGCAAATGATGTGTCAACAGTCACACCACTAGCGTTTAAAATTACTGGGTTAATACCAGCAGTTGCATTTAAAGTAGCTTGTCCTTTGGATGCATCAAACAATCCATCATTATAGAAAATATCGTAAAGATTCTTTTCTTGAAATACTGATAGTGTTGTTCCATTACATGCGCTAAACAAACAATCTTGTTGTGGAAGAGCTGGCCCATTTAATTGAGCGTGATTTCTTCCAGTTGTTTTTGGTACAAAGTAGAATAATTTTCCAATTGGCATGTTCATCGCTTGTACCGATACGATATCATTCGCCAATAATTTTGAGAATACTCGTCTAACGATTGGAAAGACGACAGTCTCAAATGAACCTGATGAGTTTGAACTCGTAGATTCATTCAAAAGAGATGATGCTTGGTTTTCATATAACTGAGCAATGTTCTCTTTTACGTGACCTTTTAAACCTTCTAGGAAACCAATTTTGTCCCACTTAGAAATAGTTTTAGATCTTATTTGTTTCAAGTGTTCAAGTCCTATATTTCCGACTTCACCTGAATTTAATAAATGTCCCATTTTATTTTTGAGTTTTTATTTTGTTATTATTTTTATGATATTCTTTTCATTAAATCTTTTATCGCCACAATTTGAGGATCTACATAAGCTGTAGATTCGTTTAAATCAGACTTCGAAGATTTAACAGTTTTATTAACTTTATTTTCAACAGACTCGCTAATTGGTGATTTTCTATCTAATTCAGACTTAATAACTTTATAAGTTGTTTTAGATTCTTTCACTGATTCTGCATTGTCAAACCTTTTAAGAATTTCCATTTTTTCTTTCTTGGTTGTCGAATGTTCAGTGAATAACCTATTAACATAAGCTAAATTAGTGTTGAATAACGCCACTTCATTGAGTTTGTCTTTAAATACATTAAGAGCTTTTTTGTATTCGTTGTTTTTACTTTTTAACTCTTTGTATTCTTTCATTATTTTTGTTTCGGAAACTGTGTCAGTTTTTGGTTTTCTACGAACAACTGGTTTACGTGAATTTCTAGATTCAGACGTTTGTCTATTTCTATGTCCACCTTTTCTTTGTCGACCTTTAGTTCTAGCTAATGTATGATCCTCTTCCATTGGAGTTTCTTCTTCCATAGAATCATCTTCATCAGTTATTACCTCTTCATCTTCATTCATTTCGATTTCATAAATGGTTTCTTCTTCTAGGGGTTCACAATCTTCTTCCAAAGATTCGTCACAACCTTCTGTCAAATGAATTCCATCAGCATCTTTAACTACTTCAACTTCATCGTCTGGACCCAATTTCTTAAATACAGTAACAACTTCATCATCTGAAGCCATTGTCATATCTAAAACATCGTCACCCATACCTAATTCCATTCCCATAGGTTCAAGATCTAATTCTAGTTCTTCATCACCTTCACCACCGTCTAAATCTAGATCGGTATCAAGGTCTAATTCTACATCAGCCATTTCTTCACCATCACCTGGTAAATCCATAACATCCATTTCAAACTCTCCAGATTCTTCTTCAGAATCATCTGGTAATTCATCGCCAAGATTTAACTCAACGTCTTCCTCATCATCTGCGGATCCTTCTATTTCAATATCGTCAACTTCTAAAGCTTCTTCGTCTTGTTCTCTCAAAGACGACTCTACGATACTCTCAATTTCTTTCGACATATGCGCCGAAAGCATTTCTTTCGTGTTGGCTTTTAAGGCATCCTCTAAAGACTTAGCATCTAACAAAGCCTCTTCGATGATTGATTTTCTTTTTTCAGCCATTTTAATTTTTTTTAAAATTTTATTTTATTATTATCAATACACCATAGTGCATTTTTTAATAAATATGCAATAAAACATAAAAAACTTATTTTTTGTTGATTTTTTTAATCTAATAAGAAGTTATTTAATGAATTTGTTAAGATTTTATCTTCATTTTTTTTATTAGACTCTGACATTTGTTGTTCTCGAGATGGTTCTTCATTATATATCCAAGACCCTGGAGTAGATGGTGATGTTACAATATCCCAACAGATTAATTCGAAATCATCTTGTACAATGTTTTTACCATTTTCTTTTTCTAATGATCCGACACCTCTAGAAGATACACCGATTTTTAATCCTTTTCTAATGTAATTAGCAACTCTATCACCTTCACAGGAAATAATTCCTAGGTTAACAAACCCTGGTGACATAATAATTTCAAGTTTACCCATTAACACATTACCTTCCCACCATAAGTCTACAACATTATGGGCAATCCTACTTACAGCAACAATGGAACTCTCTGGATGATCAGCTTCACCCATTGCTCTTTTTTCTTTAATAAGTTTAAGATAATTTTCAGCTTCCCTTCTTAAGATAGCCTCAGGGTATACTCTTTCATTTTTATTTTCTACACCATATTTTTGCATTACAGCGTAAACTATTAAAGGATCTTCAATAACTTGTTGTCCTGTTGTTAACTTATTAACTTCGTTAATAAAATTTCTATTATCTTTTGGAGATATGTATCCTGAATCATATTCGATTAGAATACCCTTTTTACTTATTTCGTTTTTCTGAATTATTTCCATAATAATGATATACTTTAATTATAAATATACCATTACTATAAAAACTCTATTTTTTCGTTTTATAAAAAGTAAAATAATTACTATTATCTAAACAACTATTTACTATATTGTAAATTATACTTTTTGAAGATTCTAACAAATTTGATTGATTGATGGGTAACCCCTTTTTTTGATATAGTGTTATTTCACAAGACATAAAACTTCTTTTTGTGGATACGAACCCAGAAGTTCTCATATCTAAATCTACAATATATTTATCGTTGTGAAATAATTCTCTATTTAGATTACTATTTATATTTTGTTTTATTTTTTTTCTTAGACCACTTACTACAGAATCGTAATTAGTGTTTTGATTTATATCATTTATCTCACCCCAGGCGCTGAGATTTATGTATATACTTTTTGATTGTTTATTGTTAACTGTACCAACTTTAGTTTTATAGTTTGGTAATAAGTTTAACTTTATTTCCTTTCCGAGTTTCATTCATATTTCTTTATTTTTTTATTATTAATATATAACAAATATAACGATAATATTCGCTAAAGTCAATTTAATAAAAGTATGGTAAATGTAGGTTTACTCAACGCTTGAAGATACGGATTCTTTTAAGTCGTAAACTTTATTTATGTCACTAATAAAGTTTTCGTTGTCAAAGTCCATATTTAATAATTTGTCTTTAACCCTAAGTAATTTATCCTTTAGATCAACATCAGAAGACTCAGACAATCTATTATCAATGATATCGATACACTCTCTTTTTAAAGTATTATATGTTTCTTCTTTAGTTTCATCATTACCATTTAATATAGTTTTAATAATTCCTTTCTCAGATTCACTAATATTAGAGTATTTACTATTAAATTTATTAACGGATATCTTAGTTAAAACACTTGGGGGTAATTCAGAATCTATTCTCTCACTTTTAATTTCTACGTCTTTTTCTAACATTAACCTTTTAATGTGATTTATAGAATCATTAATTTTTTCTATTGTTGTTGGTGATTTTGTTGATTCCACCAAAAATTTAATGTGAGAATAAAATTCATTGTTTTCTTTAATAATATCTTTACCCTTTAAAAGTTTGAATAGTTTTTCGTTACCTTTTTCTAGTTTCTTTTTATCTAATGATTTTAATAATGAAATATTTTCTTTAATATAATCTTTAGCTTCCGATGGATCATCGAACTTCTTAGTTTGTAAATTTTTATATATTAGATATTGATCAGATAATGTATCATTTTCTTTAATTAATTTAACAAATTTAGAAAATAGTTTTTTACCACCATTTTCTTTTCTCAATACTGACTCAATTACAATATCCTTAAACGTATCTTTTATATTACCAAAATTTTCCATGCTTTTTATTTATAAATATCTAGATTTTTTAAAAAATTACTCTTTAATTATTTTATCTATTTCTTTTGTCATATCTTCTATATTTTTATTTAGTTTATTGGTGTCTTTTTCTACTGAATCTAAATCGTAAATATGTTCATTTTTTGCTAAACTTTCTGTAAGTCTTTTAAGGTACATACCTTGATATCTTTTAGTTTTTTCTTCATACTTTCTTTTATTTTCTTCCATCAATAAATTTTCTTTTTTCTTTGTAGATTCTACCGCTGTCTCTGTTTCAGCTGCAGCTGCTTCACCACCAGCTTCTGTAGATGCCGCACTTTCTATGTCAGCACCAAATCCACCATCTCCACCAGTATCTCCACCGAATCCACCACCAGTATCTCCACCGAACTCATCGCCACCACCTTCTTCTGTACCATCCCCACTATCAGCTTCTCCACCAGAAACTAAGGTATCGAAATCACCATATAATTTATCAACTCTATCAAACAACCCTGTTTTCTTAATAATATTTGCTGTTTGTTCCATTTCTGCAGAAGCAGCTTTTTCTAATCTTTGTTGTTCTAAATCATTTCTAATGTCTTCATCTGACATACCGAGTATCTCTTTCTTACCTCTAGTCATAGACATTGCACCGAATCCATTACCAGCATCCGCCACTGCATCTTTATATAAAGTAACCTTTAATTGGGTTTGTTCTATTTTTAACATTTCAGCTTGTGTAGATGGGTTATTAAGTGATAAAGTAAAATTCTCTAATTCATCTTCTAACCCTAAAATATATAAATGGATGATAGCAACCTTATTTAACTCTTGTAACATTGATTGTTGTATCCTATTAATTGTTCTAGCAAATCTAATATCTTGTAATGCCAAATTTTTACCTTCCCCATTAGCCTCCTCAAACCCTAAAAATGGTTTTGGTACTCTAAGAGCTGTAAATAATTTTTTCTGTAAATATTGTATATCAGCAATCTCTGAAAGGTTAGTTGCTCCTGGTAACGTATCTATCGGACTAGGTGCGTTTGGATCTCTAACAGGGATAAAATAATCTTGATCCTGTGCCATCTGATTATATCTAGTATCTATTTGTCCAGTATTCTCATCAATAACTGGACTCTTCTTAAAGTTGTTTGCAATTTTCTGTACATACGCTGGAACATCCGCCTCATCAATGTTACCAACAAATATTTTAAATATTCTTCTTTCAGGTGCTCTAGTTACTCTATATATTAACATAGCATCTTCAGAAAGTAACAATTGTTTCCAAATACGTCTAGCCTTTTCTAACATAGATGTTCCATAAGGTAACCTTCTATCATCACC